AGGACCAATGGGTAGATTATATCGAGTCAGAGTTTGACAAGAGAGAACAGGGGGCTTGGTTTATGAACAATGGTGTTCCTACTTATATTACCGGCTCGCATTATATGTACTTGCAATGGTCAAGTATAGATGTGGGTTATCCTGACTTCCGTGAAGCGAATAGAATATTTTTTATTTATTGGGAAGCCTGCAGGGCGGATGACAGATGTTTTGGAATAAGCTATTTAAAAATAAGAAGGTCCGGATTTTCTTTTATGTGTTCATCGGAGTGCATCAATATTGGTACGCTTGCTCGTGACTCTCGTGTTGGCATTCTATCAAAAACCGGTTCTGATGCAAAGAAAATGTTTACCGACAAAGTTGTTCCTATAAATACTAGACTTCCATTTTTCTTCAAGCCAATCATGGATGGTATGGATAAGCCTAAAACAGAATTAGCTTTTAGGGTTCCGGCAACTAAGATTACAAAGAAGAATATGCTTGAGTCAGATGACGAAGCTATTGATGGTCTTGATACTTCCATAGATTGGAAGAATACAGAAGACAACTCTTATGATGGGGAAAAATTAATACTTTTAGCGCATGACGAAAGTGGTAAGTGGATTAAACCAAATAATATCAAAGAGAATTGGCGAATAACAAAAACCTGTTTAAGATTAGGTTCAAAAATTATTGGTAAATGTATGATGGGGTCAACCTCTAATGCATTAAGCAAAGGTGGTCAAAATTTCAAGGATTTATATGAGGATTCGAATGTAGCGCACAGGAATGCAAATGGTCAGACCAAAAGCGGACTATACTCACTATTCATTCCAATGGAATGGAATATGGAGGGATTCATTGATATGTATGGTATGCCTGTGTTCCATAAGCCTGAGAAGCCTGTAAAAGGAGTTGATGGAAAGAACATTACTAATGGTGCTATTGATTATTGGAATGCAGAGGTTGATTCACTTAAAAACGATGCTGATGCGCTGAATGAGTTTTATCGTCAGTTTCCAAGAACAACATCTCATGCTTTTAGAGATGAGAGCAAAGAGTCTTTATTCAACCTTACTAAGATATACCAACAGATTGACTATAATGATTCTTTAATTAAAGGTCAGCATACAACTAGAGGTTCGTTCCATTGGAGAGACGGTATAAAAGATACCACCGTTATATGGACACCTGATAATCGTGGAAGATTTAATCTTGGTTGGATTCCAAGTAGACACTTGCAGAACAAAGTATATACTAGGAATGGAATTAAGTATCCGGGCAATGAGCATTTAGGTTCATTTGGCTGTGACTCGTATGATATATCTGCCGTTGTTGGAGGAAGAGGGTCTAATGGTTCTCTTCATGGTCTAACCAAATTCCATATGGATGAGGCTCCAACTAATGAGTTCTTTTTAGAATACATAGCAAGACCTCAGACAGCTGAGATTTTCTTTGAAGAAGTCTTGATGGCTTGTGTGTTTTTTGGAATGCCAATCCTAATAGAGAATAATAAGCCAAGACTTTTGTATCATATGAAGAACAGAGGATACAGAGGTTTCTGTTTGAACAGACCGGATAAACAATACATCAAGCTTTCTAAAACTGAAAAAGAATTAGGAGGAATTCCAAATTCATCTGAAGATGTAAAGCAAGCGCACGCATCTGCCATTGAGTCTTACATAGAGAAATACATAGGAATGGATTTGACTTCTACCTATAGAAGTGATGAAGAAATGGGTACAATGCCATTTACTAGGACACTAGAAGATTGGGCTAAATTTGATATAAACGACAGGACAAAGTTCGATGCATCAATCAGTTCGGGATTAGCAATTATGGCTAATCAGAAACATTTATATGTGCCTGAAAAAAAAGAATCAAAAATAAGTATTAACTTTGCTCGGTACAGCAACAAGAGTAACACAAGCGAATTGATTAAATGAAGAATGTATTAATAGATATAACGTCTACTGTTTTTCCAAGTCAGCTAACAACTGATGCCGAAAAAGCAACTGAAACCTATGGGGCGCAGGTGGGCAAGGCTATTCAATATGAATGGTTTAGAAAGGATGGAAATTCATGCAGATATTACGGTCAATGGAGAGAGTTTCACAGGCTAAGATTATACGCAAGAGGAGAACAATCTGTTGCAAAATATAAAAATGAATTGGCTATAAATGGCGATTTATCATATTTAAATCTTGATTGGACACCGGTTCCTATTCTTCCTAAATTCGTAGACATTGTTGTTAACGGAATGTCGGATAGGTTATTCAAGGTTAAGGCATTCGCAGAAGATGCAATGTCTCAATCAAAAAGAAACAAGTACCAAGATACTATAGAGGCTCAAATGGCAGGAAAGGAAGTGCTAACTAAAGTCCAACAATTAACAGGGGCGAATCCATTTATGATGGACCCAAATGAACTTCCAAATGATGACGAAGAGTTATCATTATATATGCAACTAAATTATAAACCGGCTATTGAAATCGCAGAAGAAGAAGCAATTAACACCGTGTTCGATGCTAACAAGTACGATGATATTCGTAAGAGACTTGATTATGACAGTACTGTATTAGGTATATCAGTAGCAAAACATGAATTTTTACCGGGGTCAGGCGTTAAGATATCTTATGTTGACCCGGCTAATGTCGTATATAGTTACACGGAAGACCCATTCTTTAAGGATTGTTTTTATTGGGGAGAAATCAAGACTATTGCAATGACAGAATTGATGAAGATAGACCCGAATTTAACTCCGGAAGACTTACAGAGTATCTCAGAGTGCAGCCAAGGTTGGTATGATTACTACAATGTAAAACAGTTCTATTCTAATAGTATGTTCGCAAGAGATACTTGTACGTTATTGTATTTTAACTATAAGACTACCAAGAAGGTGGTTTACAAGAAGAAAATACTTGACAATGGCGGTACTAGAATAATTGAAAAAGATGATACTTTTAATCCACCACAAGAGATGATGGATGAAGGAAATTTTGAGAAAATAGAAAAGACCATTGACGTTTGGTATGAAGGTATCATGGTAATGGGAACTAATATGTTATTGAAGTGGAACTTGTCTGAGAATATGGTTCGTCCTAAATCGGCATCTCAATACGCCCTACCTAATTACGTTGCGTGTGCGCCTCGTATGTATAAGGGAGCAGTTGAGTCGTTGGTTAGAAGAATGATACCTTTCGTAGATTTGATTCAGATTACCCACCTAAAACTGCAGCAAGTTATTAATCGTGTTGTTCCTGATGGTGTGTTTATAGATGCCGATGGTTTAAATGAAGTTGACTTAGGAACAGGTGCAGCTTATAATCCTGAAGATGCTCTAAGATTATACTTCCAAACAGGTAGTGTAATCGGTAGAAGTTTTACTCAAGATGGAGATTTTAATAACGGAAGAATACCAATCACTCAATTGACTTCAAATTCAGGTGTTGCTAAGACACAGATGTTGCTTGCGAACTATAATCATTATATGGACATGATTCGCTCGGTAACAGGATTGAATGAAGCAAGAGATGGTTCTACTCCTGACCCTAACTCGTTAGTTGGAGTACAGAAACTAGCAGCACTAAACTCAAATACAGCGACTAGACATATTCTTGAATCAGGCTTGTATATATACAGGTCATTGGCAGAAGCAATTACTTATAGGGTTGCAGATATATTAGAGTACTCGGATTTTAGAGAGGAATTTACTAACCAAATTGGTAAATACAATGTATCTATTCTGAATGACATATCTGACTTGTACATATATGATTTTGGTATTTTTATAGAACTTGCTCCTGATGAAGAACAAAGAGCGCAACTTGAAGCCAATGTGCAGATGGCATTATCTAAAGGTGATATTAATCTTGAAGATGCTATTGATATTCGTGAGTTGAGAAACTTGAAGCTTGCTAACCAACTTCTTAAAATGAAGAGAGTTAAGAAGCAAGAGAAGCAGCAACAAATGGATATGCAGAAGCAGCAACAAATCAATGAAGGCAATATGCAATCTCAGCAAATGGCAGCACAAACTGCGATGGCCAAGATACAAGCAGAAACTCAGTCAAAGATTCAGATTAAGCAAGCTGAGGCATCTTTTAGTATTCAGATGCTAGAGAAAGAAGCAGAAATGAAATCTCATTTAATGGCAGAGGAGTTTAACTACAACATGAAGTTACATGGTATGGAAGTTGGTAACCTTGACCAAA